CGCACCTATAGCATAGTGGGAATGCTGGTAATACGCAGGTTCGATTCCTGCTGGGTGTTTTTAAATGTCAAACACTAATCTAGAGGGCCCCTCAGCCCAAAACGAGGGAAACAATCAAGATGTACCCGTACAGAACGAAACCAGCGCCAGTGCTGATAAAACTGGGGAGGCAAGTCCCCCCGTAATCGACCTGACCAGTGATAGCATCCCCGTGCATAATCTGAACGAGGATGCTGCCGCTGTATCTATTAAATTGCAACAGTCGCTACAAAACCCCGATAAAGATTCGGCTGCTAGCCCCAACCCAGTTGCTGGGAAACTAGCCGGGGGTGCAGATGCACCTCGTGGCTTCTTCCCTCCGGTTGCCGCGGCTGTACATATTACCGAGCAGACTTTCATCCCGGCAGGAGCACACGCTCTTACTGATTTGAAGGTCCACGGCTTGCCGGTGTCTATGAGGCCGGCTACCTCCGATGCAGGGCGCCCCGCCTACTTCGTAGGCGGTATTCCACTGGGCGTGCTTTTAGCATTACCACCTCCCGGAGCAGCTGACACGCTAGATGCGTATACCGCTGCCATGCTTGCGGGCAAGCACGATGAAGACGTGGCGCAACTGCGGTGGCACTATGAACACAGTGCTGTGCCCAGTGCTTTGTCCGTACGACCGGAGTTTAGCAATATGCCGCACCTCAGCGTGCATAAAGCTAACAAAGATGTAACACCAGAGGCGGACCCAGCACCTCCCCTGCCACGTGAGCTTAGCACGCAACCACCTATCCCGACAGGCCCACCACATGAGCCGGTAGGTGCGTTCCCCGACACACAGATCCCAGATTATGCTAACGTGGTAGGGCTACAACCGTTCCCCAAACCTATAGCTGTTGATTACGCAGCACCCGTAACGTACTCTCCGCCTGCGACCTATGTACCTATGTCCCTTGCACTACCCAAGCATTACTCCGATCAAAAACGACGGACTATGGGCGGATATGTCGACATGAAGTACAATTTGGTGCGCTACCACCAAGGTACCACCACTAACACCAAAATTAGCAGGTGGCTCACCCCGTCTTTGGCCCCATTAGCCTATGCTAATGGTATACCTATGACCAATGACACAGAGATCTATCGCCTGGTACTGCTGCCAAATATGACCAAGCTCGGTATCGATGCGGTCGATAAAGAAGTAGGAAGTGCCATCTCAGCTCTTCGTACATACTTTGCCGATAGCCCAATCAACGACACACTCACTGGCGTCGCACGTAAGACCATCCAATCCCTAACCGGAATGACGTTCACTCCGCACCGCGTAGTTTGGCGTCTAGCTAGTCTAGTGTGTGCAGGAATGCATGCTAAGAAATGCGGTACTACGATGAGGTTAGAGTCGGCGCCTAATTTCCCGTCATACGTCGGTGCCATTGGTACTTATGCTGCGCACTTGATGAAGAATGGCACGCAGACAGGATCACTGAATTTCTACTCAGCGGCCCATGCAGACACATTGTCGCCGATGCTCACTATAATGGCCGTAATCAACTCCATAGCAGCACCCCCGATAGCCTATGCTAACGGGTACCCAATGCCCACGGTGTGCTCCGTCTGGCCCGCATTAGGCATACCCACTTCTAATGCCTTTTACTATGGCACGCAGGTCCGCGAGTATCATTATGGCGAATTAGACCTGACGGATATCTGGCGATTCGCTATTTCTTGGTGTGGACAGCATGGCTGTTTGCGACTCTTTCGGGAGTACATGGATATCTTACCAATACTAATGTTCTCCACAGCCCCAGATTTAGCACCCATATTCCAGAGCGCAGAGTGGTCTATCACTCTACCTAACTGCAAAATGGCCCCATCCATCCTCATCCCTCTAAGCGTCAGCCTATCTGACTGGCAGGCCGACGCTGAGGTGCCAGAGTTACCTTCTGCCAGCCCGACAATGTACACGGGTGCCGCTTTGTCAATGGCCATCGGGCTAGCTGCCCGGACCTACGCCCAAGCCTGCGGCATGAGCACATGGCTACACTTGAAGCGGGGAGATGACATCCTAAAGGCCCTAATGGCACAGTACGCTGGGAGGTCGTGCTACACTCCCGCCATGCTACAAGTGGAACGGGTTTTAGAGTCGGTGGGTATCACTGGCCAATTAGGTGCTGTGTTGCGCACACTATCGCCTGATTTGGCAACTCTGGATAAGTTTAAGCACTGGTTCTCGCAAATGAACGCATATCAATGGGAAGAAATAGCTCCACTAGTGAGCCAAGTCCCAATCTGCTGTGCGCTCAACGGCATCATAGAACCGCTAGTATCCGGCAGATTGCCTGCCGTTGGAGCATTGCACACTGCTAAAGCTCTTGGCGGCCGTAACAACCCTGAAATCTACCAGGGCTTATCGCACTTGAACCGGGGTATTCACTGGCTGTTGCTGTTGCGTGATCAAGCTACTCAAGATGCTTACAAAGTGGACTACCGGCCTACCAAAAACTATCGACTCACATCTAGTGACTGGCAGTTTGCTGAACGAGTGTCAAGACACAACATGACGGCCGACATCTGCTTTAAGGTGAAGGACACCTCAGCGGCTGTACTGATGCACCGCGGTATATTCGGTGAACAAAAACCGACATGGTACATCGAGGAATGTATCCCTGATTACCGCTCCACAGCTCTGGCTGAGAATGAACACTTTGTGCCATACTCTGGGTCATTACCGACTGAGGCTCATCACACTACAATTGAGGCAAAGATCATAGCCGACCCTGCTAATCCGAGGTCGTTTGCTACCGTATTGAATAAGAATTCGCAGCAAATGGCCAAAGAAGCGGGGAAGTGGGACGAACTGGTCAGCGAGTATCTTACAAAAGAATACTGGATCGGCAGTGCCACATATCTGTTCGAGCAGCCACCCGGTATTGGAGAGGGTTCAGGCGGGGCATGGAAACCTGACTCTAGCCACCAAGACAATGTTTATCAGGGCGTCACTGACCCTGAGTTGTTAGAGAACGTGATGGCTGCCAATTTCCCAGCAGAGCACCGGGTACCATTCTTAGAATGGTGCCACGACGTCGCCATTCGCGCCACACAATACCAACCCTCGCGCAACAACCAATTATCTTTGGCTACTACAGCGAATAAGATAGAGATGGTGTTGCAATCGCTGAGCTATGCTGCTGGTACACGTGCAGCGGAGGCATCACTGCCACGGACGCCGCGCGCGACCATCATCGGTGGTGTGTTGCATGCTCCACGCCCTACGTGGGGGAGTGACAGAGCCACTGACAATGTGGCGAAGCCTGCACAGGCGCAGCTCGATGCAACAGTACCGCCCGGACCACCAATGTCTGAGGATGAACTCATCAGGCGCCTCGCTGCCCGGCTGCAAATTCAGTCGGCGTTTTCTGCGCGTGACATCGAGCAATCCCTGCAGGTCGAGGACTTGGCGATCACTTGCGCCAAAGACCCAGCACAAGTAGCGTGCTCAGCACACATTCCACCTTCTGGTACGGCAGCGACTGAGATTGAGTATGTCATTGTCGCATTGACTGCTCTGTTAAGGCAGCTCATGTATGACTCACGTTATGACACACCGACTTTGTGCTGCAAATTGATGCCGAATAGCGCTAACACCACGCATGCCCGGGCCCAAGGGGACACTTTCCACCGCTGGGTACAGGGCGTAATAAAGCAGGAGCCATGGGCCTCGATGTATATCGGCACGCACGCCAACGTGCCGTGCACACCCGATGAAGATCCACGTGGGGCATTCTCTTTAGTGGAGAAGTACTTCCACCCGGCTGCTGAGCTGGCAGTGGAGCGCATTGTGTGCGCCTACGCGCGGAAAGAGAGGCTGCGCCGCGCAGCATTGCAGGCGAAGGTCAAAGTAGGTACCGCTGCCCCACCACCCCTCACGCTCCCCAAGACGGCATATCACAAAGATGCGCCACCGCCGGTAGTAGCGGCACAGCCGCCAGCGACGCTCACAGAAAAGCTGGTCAGTGAAGACACTGACCAATTGCTCGAGTTCCCAAAGTTGGGACAGAGTGTCCAGCAGTTTCGGCAGCAGTTGCAGCAGCGGACTCCCATGACTGGGCAGGATTTTACCAAGGAGTTAGGGAATATTGTCACTGGGCTCGAACAGTTGCAGACGAATGCATCGCCAGCACTAGCGCCAGCGGCCGTACCCCAAACCACTCCTAAAGCCACTAACTGGAAGCTCAGCTACAAGTTCAAAAAGCTGGCCCCGACAGTTGTGAGCAGGTATGCTCCCGTGGGTGAAGAGGCCCCCCCACCACCAAGCGTTTGCAACCGCGCCCAGCTTGACGCTGCGTGGAAGTATTACACTGCTCTGGGGCATAATTTGTTGGATGCAGGTATAGCTACCATGGCAGATAAAAACCTGCAAGCCAACCTCGGCACCCCAGAATCACGACGCCAACCGCACATAAACTTCAAGAAGTTCACTTGCCACCTGATACCTTTCCTGCCAACGGGCAGCCATATATCAGAAGTGTTCGATATTCTTACTGCTTACCGGGAGGCAATCGATATACAAAGGCAACAGTACGTGGTTGACAGGCAAGCCAATGCGCTTGCGCTTGCGATGCAAGCCACCACGATGCTCAAATCAGCTGAGGCCGGGGGCCCCACAGGCATCAAGATCGGCGGGCGCTCCGCACACAGAAAGCCGACGGCAAAACCGATGGCTCTGGCGGATTTTACTCCGAAAAAGAAATTGTCTGCTGCGGAAGCGGCTCGCAAAGTCACGGCACGTGAGCTGCGAGTAGCTATTGAAAGCGGCGGACCCATTACTGAATATCAAGCATGGACCGACATCCGTGAAGATGTCCACACAGTGACTTCCAACGGTATCACACCAAAGGCTATCGCCAACCTACGTGAAGTACTGGTGGAAGGAGAGTGTGCCGTCCACTATGATCGTACTGCTGGCTATGCTGTAGCATTGTGCCCATTAACCGATGGGCCACCCAGTGATCCTGCGCTTAAAGCTGAGTGCAAAGTAGCGAACATTGCTCCAGCCCTACGCGAAGCACACAGATGGTACGCGACGCGCGGCATTCCACCACATTTGACTGCAACTGGCCTGCTCCACCCACCGGACTCGATGCACCTCAGTGACGTAATCGTTATGATACGCCCATGGCATAAAGACCATCTATTTGCACGCTACTTGTTCAACGGGGTGCCAAAAGCCAACATTGATAAAGCCTGGACCGCAGTACAAGTCAAAGGCCGCGCCCTCCCTACCATCGTACGTAGGGGCAAGATCGGCACACCTGCGCAGCACGATAGCAGCACCGATACAAGCGGAACTGCCGCTGGGTCAGAGTCTTCACCTCTCGCACAGATACTCCCCCTGGAAGTATTGCGCAAGGTAGGCTTGCCCGCGCCAAACCCAACACTACCTACCACTAGTGCCCTGCCAGACGCTGGTTCCACTACGTTGGCGTTTACGAATAAGTACGCAGCCCTCGAAGAGCTGGCTGATGCGGCTGAGGCAGCGCAGGCCGACATAGAGCTAGACCCAGAGTTGGAAGCTGAACGTGACCAGGCATTGGCTCTACAACTGGCAGCCGCCGAAGAAGCAGCTCGCCATGAGTCAGAAGTCGTGAGGCAGAAGATCATGGAGGCAGACCGCGCACAGCGCAAAGCCGATAAAACGGCCAGCAAGAGGCAGCAAGCTCAAGCAGCTGCTGCAGCTAAGGCGGCGGCAGAGGCTGACAGGCCTCCACCCCCCAAACTGCTGGCTGTGCAACTCGACCAAATGGCATCGCAGCTGAAGATGCAAATGGGAGCTGTCAAATGGCAAGACCATCCTACGCACGTCATCATCTCCACCCCTTACACTGGTGGGTATCCATTAGATGCCACTTTTGGAACCCGGCTGCACGCTGCTGTCAAGCCCGCGTTGCCTAAGACTCACGCAGTCAGCGCTATACTAGTGTCGCGTGATCACGTGGCCACCGTGTTTTTGCAAGGGCGTTCTTACGCGGAGGAAAATAGGGCCGAGCTACAAGTATCCTCCCCAGTGCTCACCTTAAAGTACGCTAACCCAGCTTACATCAACAAGTTTGAGGTGCCTTTGATCCCTACAGAACCCACTATCTCAGAGGAAGTCACAGTTGTCACTGTGAAGCCACTGGGTGGCAGTTCAACCACTGAAACAGTCTCTGAAGGTGACACCACACTCACCGATGCCGCCTTGTCTGAGGCTGAGCAGGCAAAGAAAGGACATGGCACTGATGGGCGGCTGGCTGCCGAAGCTGCTGCACGCACAACTGCGGCGGGCCAGCACGCAACTGACTCCAGCCGTGTTTCAGAGTACTGTGCACCGCCAGACCTCCCCACTAAACTGGCTGGCGACGATTCCGAATACTGCACTGCTGCGGAGGACGATGCTGCTAGCACCACCTCACAGAAGTCGCCCATACCACTGGAATTCGATACCCAGAAGTGAGCACTGCCCCAACATGTTGCAAAAAAGCCCCGCTATCTACTAATGCTAAACATGCTGAGTACCCACCTTAACAACACGCACGTCTGCAGCACAGCCTGCAACGAACTGCGGAGTTATAACCGTTTGGAGGTAGGAAAGATGATCGCGTGGGCGGTCGACGCAGCGGAGCGAACGCAGCTCCAGAATGCTATGACTAGAGTGTTGGCGTTCAGCGCCACAGCAACCGCCGAGGACTACCGTCTCTGCGGCGTCTCCGTCGCACCACCACCACAGGTACGCACGTACATTGGCATCCCAAAAGCCAAACCCTTCCACCTAAATCCAACTAACTGCCGGAAACTTTTTCCACGCAATATATACGGGACCGGGGCGATCATTGAATTGTCGTTAACTACACTGTTCAATGACATTTTGTGCCGAGCCCCCACGCCCTGGGAGTGGCATCTGCTAGCCATAAATGTTGGGGCAGCGGAGTGGAGTCTGGCTGCAGTCATAATGGGTATGAATGCCATACACCCTGAGTTGCGGGAGTATATGGTTGCTCACCGCATGCATGACTATCCCTTAATACACTGGTCGAAAATCTACGCGAATTGGTTGAACGCCTTACGCCGCTGTCCCTACTTAACAGGGCTCCCGAATGTACCACCAGAAGATGTGTTACAACTGCGGAAGCTCTTTACTTGTACCATCAGGACTAATGAAGAGGCTGATTGGCTAGCAGAAACCAAACGCCGCACCGCCCGTATACCCAGCCACCTGGGCTTACACCCAGATGGGTCCCTATCCGCCCAGGCGTGGTCGACCGCTTTTGGCCAAGCGGTACGTGAAATCACGGCAGAGGTTGTGCAGCACGCTGCCCCCATAGTAGCTCCCACAACGTTACAAGACTTTTGGAGTAGACGCGCGCGTTGGGGGGGGGCTGGCTCATCTAGCAATAGGCGCAGGTTACACGACCTAGTGGAGGATGACCAACGCATAGCGTCCAATGCTCGCCCAAATAAGAAGGCAGTCTTCCAGACCCTCCCTAAAGGTTACTTACACCGGCTGCTGTTGCAGTATCCACCCATTATGATAGCGCGCGTATCGACAAAACCAGAACCGGGAGGCAAGCAACGTGCCATTTATGCGGTGCATGATGAAGCTCAGTTGGGCCCTGCTTATGCTACAGCTGACCTCGAAAAACACATGAACGTGCGCGGCATGAAAGTGCGGCAAACACCTGCCGATGTAGTGAATTGGCTGCGCGATCACCACGCATACCACCCACACGGCATATGGCTCTCACTTGACTATAGTGACTTCAATACTGAGCACCAACTGCGGGATATGGCTTACATAGACTTAGCATTTGCTGGCCAGTGGCTGCGCCAACGTCATGTCTATCCTGCTGCAATCTGGAAGGCTGTCTCGGCCTTGTGGTCTGCCGAAGCCTATCACAGCTGCTGGGTCTCTTATCCTGATGCGCAGTTACGCATCTTTGCTGGGTTATTTTCTGGTGAGCGCCACACCGCTCGCAACAATACAATCATGCATGCCGCCTATGCGCACGCCATCGAGGGCTTCTCGGCACTGCTGGACCCATCCTTCGTCATTAAAGCCCGCAACTATACAGGCGACGACGAAGATGTGTTACTCACTAAACATGCGCACGTTGTGTTGTATACCTGGCTACATAGCTGGTGCGGTTTTGAATTAAAACCCGCCAAGCAACTGGTGGGCCACACATACCATGAATATCTCCAGCGCATGATAGTACAGCGGGGGGCCATCTCACGACCACTCTTTTCCCCACTTGCACAATTGGCTTCCGGCAACTGGTACCATGAAGTACATATATATTATGATGCAATGGTGACGGCGACGTCTGACAACTTGTGGGAACTGCACCTCCGTGGTCTTAACATAGTGTGGGCACGGCGATGGGCCGTGTCTATCTTACAGCGTGTCATGCGCACCCGAGTACCTGGGCTGACGGGATGGAGGGAATTAGAGTGGTGGTCCTACCGTATGGCCCCCCAACAGCCACACCCCTTGTGGTATGGCACTATTGGGCCCCTCGCCCTCCCGCCTACGCTGCCCCAAAAACCCACACCTAGCCGCACAGCACCAGTAGCGGCCAGCAACGAGCTAGCCACTACCTTGACCCGCGGGCTAGACGACGCGGCGCCAACACTACATGCAGCTATAGTGGCAGACACACAACGTGAATCCTACGCCTCCTTATATGTGCACCAACGCTTAGCAGACAACACTACTGCCGTAATAGCTGACTGGCCCAAGCGCCACTCACAACCCCAAGGACTTGGTGCCGCCCTCCCGCCGAGCATCCCGGACAGCGTCATCACGCGTCTGGCTCTGCGGGGTGAACCGGGACACCGGCGCCCGACACATGAGGAACTGTTTGCCACACTCGGCATTGAACCAGCAATGATCCGGCATTTTGGATCATTTTGGAGGACTCTACAGCGCCTACCACCAAAGCGGTGGGCTCGGTTAGAAACGCCACAAGAAGCACAGACGGCCCCCCTCCAGGCCATGCGTATGGACCCGGCTATCCGCGCATGGTTGATGCAGGCCGATGCGTGCACATTGGTACTGCACCTCGCTGATGCCAATGCACCGCATTGGACACCCGCCGGAGCCGGCTACAAACAAGAAAACCACTGGCTATACGCGGTGCGTCATGCGCCATACCCCGAGCTGGTGCGCTGGACAGATACGCCCGAGATAACCTGGGGTGAGCGCCTCACCCCATATCCCCACCAGTGTAGCACCAATCACTTAGAGCAAAGAGTAGTGCGCGAACATGCGCACACTGTACTATGGTTAGGCAAACTACCCACCAACTACCCCCCCAATTTACGGGGGTTGGCTCACGGTACTTACTTAGAGAGTACCCAACATTTATTATCAACAAGAGATTAGCTAATTGCAGGAAACCCCTGCATGCAGCTATAATAC